ATGCGAAGGTTGTCGCTGATGCCATTGCTAAACTTGCCAAAGCAGAGTTGATCAAATCATACGAAGATGGTCTTGAAACAACCCCGAAAGGAGTTGAAGAAGTGAAGAGATTGCAAACCGAAATTGTGGTTCGTTACAAATACGGATTAGCACCCGGAATTGAAGGTGGAATGATTATCCCTGGTTCAAGAGATTTCTGCCGTCAAATTGATGGAAGCAACCGTGTATATTCAAGGGAGGATATCAATGCGATGTCAACTCAATTGGGATACGATGTATGGAAGAGGAGAGGTGGTTGGTATCACAACCCCGTCTTGGATGTGAACACCCCACAATGTAGACATATTTGGGTTCAACAACTATTAAGGAGGATCAAACGATGACCAATTTTGTATATTTCATTTCAACCACTTATCTCAAAGACAACACCCCTTTGAATGAGAATGTTGACGATAAATTGTTGAAATCAGCAATCAAAGAAGCTCAAGAAATCTACATCCGTGATGTGATTGGTTCAGGAATTTACGATGAGTTGCAAGTTCAGGCATTCGCTGGAACATTAACCCAGTTGAATACTACCCTTTTGGATTCGTACATTGCACCTTGTTTGAAGTATTATACCTTGACTGAGGCAATGCTTCCAATGACCTTCAAATTGATGAATAAATCGGTTGCATCTCGTGAGAGTGACAATGCAAGGGCGGTATCTGTTGAGGAAATGACAATGATTGAAGGTCGTTATCGTGACAAAGCCGAATACTATGCCAATCGTTTGAGGGATTACATTCGTACAAACACCACAGATTACCCCTTATATTTGAACCCAGGTTCAACTATTGACACCATCCGTCCAAAATCAACAACATTCAGCGGTGGAATTTACTTGCCTACGAGATACGATGACTGCTTCTTCAACTATGACTTCCCCGACAAGGAATAACAAATGGCAAAAAAACAACGAAGCCAAACTTCTCAAATTTCTCAAGAATGACACTAAACCAAATAATTCAAAAGATTCAAACGGCAGCCGAAAGCCATAAGATGGTTCACAAGTTTGGCGTTGGTCAGCAGTCAAATTTGACGGTTGAGAATGTTGAGTATTATCCTTTGGTTTGGTTGTATCCTGATGGCTTCAATTTGCAGTCAACTGGGAATCTATTGACATACAACTTTGCATTGCTTGTGATGGACAGAGTATTTGAAAGCGAGAGCAACACAATCGAAGTTCTTTCAGATACTGCACAGATTATGACTGACATCTTTGCATTGATTGAAAACAACACACAAGATGATGAGGATTTTGAGATTGTGATCAACGGTAACGCTTCCCCATTCTACGATTCAAAAACTGATATTCTCGCTGGTTATGCAATCAACTTCCAAGTCATCACTCCTTATTTACACAATACTTGCGTTGTTCCTGTTTAGTTGGTTGTGGGCGTTCTTCAATTATGATGAACCAGTCCGTTATATCAAACCACTAAATGTTGAGATGCACGAAAGGATTATAGTAAAGGAGAAAATCAAAAGGATGCGTCTAATTGATTCAATCAATCACTTTGATACAATATACCTTGACACCTTCAAACCTTCAGCAGAGGGGCTAAAAAAGGCAATAGGATTGCACATCCACTTGGATACCACTCTATGAAAAACAACAACATCATTGTCATCCCAAAGCCGTGGGAAGAAACCAAAGTTCTTTTGATCTCGGATTTGCATTGGGACAACCCAAAATGTGACAGAGATTTGTTGAAGAAACATCTTGATGAAGCCTTGAAAGGTAACAACGATGTGTTGATCAACGGTGATTTGTTCTGTTTGATGCAAGGTGCATACGATCCCAGAAAGAGCAAATCGGACATAAGACCGGAACACAATGTTTCAAACTATTTTGATGCGATCATCAATACTGCTGTTGAATGGTTTTTGCCCTATGCACATATCATCAAATTTATCGGTTACGGCAACCACGAGACAAGCATCTTGAAACGACAAGAGACGGACATCATTGAACGCTTTGTTACTTTGTTGAACTATCGTGGTGGTACAGCAATTCAGGTGGGCGGTTACGGTGGATGGGTAAAATATCAATTCCACCATCACTCCAAAAAGATTGGATACAACATTAAATATATGCACGGGTTTGGCGGTGGTGGTGCTGTAACTCGTGGAACTATCCAGCATAACCGGATGTCTGTGAATGTTGAGGGTGCTGATGCGATTTGGATGGGGCATGTTCACGAAGATTACGAGATGACATACACCGTGGAATACTTGTCAGCCGTTGGAACTGTTTTGCTTCGTGATATTTTGATGATTCGTACTTCTGCGTACAAAGAAGAATACGGAGACGGTTCAAAGGGTTGGCATGTTGAAAGAGGTGCATCACCAAAGTTTACCGGAGGTCGTTGGTTGTATATGCTCCCAACAAGAACCGAGAAAGGTGACAGAGTAATTAGGGCTTACACACACAAGACAATATGATCAAGGTTCAAATCATACACGAGACCAAGAATGACAACTGGATGGGTTTGATTGAAGGCGAATCCGACATCGTCCAAATATTGGAAGATGGAATGGTTGATGAACATCAAATCGTTGCCATCTCGCAGTTGTTTGAGAATACACAACTTTATATGAAGGGCGGTCACATAATCCTGATTGAAGAAAACTATTATACCTTTGTTGTCAAATGGATGCAGTCAACCCAACACACTACAAGCAAGGCGAAATAGAATGTATTGATGCAATTGAATCAGCGACAATTAAGAAGAAAGGATTGGTTGCGGTTTGCACTGGGAACATCATTAAGTACTTATGGAGGTGCGAAGACAAGAACGGATTGGAAGATTTGTACAAAGCGAAGTGGTATCTTGACAAGCTCATTGCCGAAAAAGAAAAACAATCCAAGAAAAATGCTACCTTATAAGATGAAAACAATGATAAAAATATCAACCTTTGGGTTAATTTTTTGGTCGTTGAATTTATCCGGTCAAGTGCTGATTGATACCAATACAATCAAACAAGCCAACACATATTTGGTCAAAGGTGCAATTGCAAGGGAACAAGTCACGCATCTACGCAAGATTGTGACATCGGATTCCATCATTATTGCCGAACAAGATTCAGTCATCACCAAACAAAAGTCAAACATCGCATACTTGAATGCGGAGAATAATTCACTTGTGAAGCAAAATAAAGCCATCTCACGCACTTTGTCCGTGTTCAAGGGTATCAGTATAGGTTTAGGAATTTTAAGCGTTTTAATGTGGCTACAATAGACATTAACAAACTGCCTGATGCACTTGACACATACTTGGATGATGTCAATCAAGGCTCACTCCTTCAACAAATCATCGTTGATTGGTGGAACAAGAAGGTGATTCCTCCGATTTGGGCGAATCTTGACAATAAAAACATCAATGCTTCTTCTGTTCTTCGCCAATCTTTTGTCCCCGGACAGATAACCAAATCACCCACATCCATCAACACCATCCTTCTCGCTGAAGATTACTGGGAATTTGTTGAATACGGAAGGAAGCCAACAAGAAATGGTCACACGGAAGGAACTCCATATTTATGGCAGTCAATCAAAGAATGGATGGCATTCAAAGGAATAAAGCCACCACAAACGATGACCTACGATTCAATGGCAAAGGCAATCGCAAACAAGATTCACCGCAGAGGAACGAAGGCACAACCATTCCTTGAGGATGCGTTCACCGAATCAATACAGATGGAATTGGTGAATGAGTTGAATGCTCGTTTCGGAGATTTGATATTCTCGGAAGATATAAAATTGTAACAAAAAGAAAAGTTTATTTGCATTATTAGAAAGTTTATTTTACTTTTGCTCTTGTTATGGATTACAACAAAGCAATTGAAACAATTAAACTGAAACGCAGACAAGGGCTATTTCAAATAGTCGCTCGTAAAACTGGAGTATCACTTCCAACCGTTCGTAAGTATTTGGTTGAGGGAAACATCGTTTCACCCAAAGCCAAAGCCGTCATTGAAATTGCATTGAGGGAGGTGAACAATGATTGAGGCAACAATCAACGGATGGATTCTTACACTCGGTAAGGATGATAAGTATGTTTACATTGACAAGCAAGTTGATGACTATTTACTTGAGCATCACTTTGATGAACTTGAACCGTACCTGATCAAGCGAGATGTGTACTTCGGTGGATGCGTTGAGACCAATTTAGTGGGTATTGAGACGGAGAGATTCTTCTATCTTGAACCCGACAAGTTTACAGTATTATTTATGCTCGGACACAAAACAAATTTCCTATGAATAAATCAGAATCAATTAAGAACATCGCTGGTGCGTTGGTAAAATTCCAAGCATCGGTGAGCAAGGTAGCAAAGGAAGCCAACAATCCTTTTTTCAAATCCAAGTATGCGTCATTGGCGAACATACTGGACACAATCCAAAAGCCATTGAGCGAATGCGGTTTGGCAATCAGTCAATTCCCTGATGAGAACGCACTCACAACCATCATCCTTCACGCTGATTCGGGCGAGTGGATGGAATCATCCTATGTGATGCCAGTTGCAAAACAGAATGATCCACAAGCAATGGGAAGTGCAATGACCTACGCACGGAGGTATGCACTCGGTTCAATCCTAAACTTGAACATTGATGATGATGATGACGGTGAGAAAGCAATGGGAAGGCAGATTCCAAAGAAAGATGAACTCACACCAAAGCATCCATCGTGGACAAAAGCCGTTGAGCATCTCAAGACAGGCGGATTGATGACAGACATCACAAGCAAGTTTGAGGTATCTCCGGTCAATATGAAACTTTTAATTGGCGAGAAATGAATAACACACATCCAGTTATTCACACTTCTTTGAACGAAGAAGATTGGCAAAGGTTGAGAAGTTCACGCTTCACAGCATCCGAAATCCACAAACTGATGGGAACTCCGAAAAACAAATCGGAGTACCTGTCGGAAACTGCGAAATCATTTGTCTTTGAGAAGGCTGCGGAATACCTAACAGGTGCGAAATCGGAGATCTATGGTCGTGCATTGGATTGGGGAAAGGAACACGAGAAGGAAGCCTTCCATTATTTCTCGCAACAAACCGATGATTTCTTCACATACTACGGTGCAGAGACATACACCTTCATCACTTATGGTGAATGGGGTGGATATTCACCTGATGCACTTGGTCACCAGTTGGTAGAAATCAAATGTCCTTTTAATTCAGGCAACCACCTTCAAAACTTTTTCATCCAAAACAATGAGCAGTTGAAGAGCAAACGCACGGAGTATTTTTACCAAATGCAAATGGGGATGATTGCAACCGGATTGGAAGAGGGTTTGTTTGTTTCATATGATCCCCGAATGCCCATCGGCAAGAAGCTCACAACCACTCTCATCACTTTGGAAGAGGACATACAAGAAATCATTGATGAGAAATTGACCTACGCTGGGGAGTTGTTTTTGTCAATCACAAAATAAATCGTTCATTCACAAAGCCAATTAGAAAATAAATTTGCATAAGTGAAAGAAAGTATGTTGTTTTGAATCACTATGACACTTGACATAATTTATCCAATCGTTTTAACACCCATCGTTTTTGCGGTGGGTTACTCTATCCATTGCATTAAGAAGGCAATGAACCAAGAACTTCCTGAAGCCAAGCCATACCAGTTTGAACGGGATGAGTACAAACCAGAGTTTGACCAATTCAGTCAAACCATCTTCAATCACAAATTCTATAAAGGAAAAGCAAAATGATAACTTACTTAATCTTGGGCGGTGTAACTGTCCTTCTCGCTTACCGGTTGTGGCAAGTTGAGAGAAACGCAGAGGAATTGCAAGAAGCAATCAACAAAAAGAATCGCAACATTTGGGATTTGGAAACAGAAATCTTGACGATCAGGTCAACCATCCAGCAAGGCAAGGATGATTTGAACAGCTCACGGATGATTAGTGAGAAACGAATCGCAGAACTGGAGGACAAATTGCAAACTTTCAAGAACCAATTTACAGATTTGAAAAATGTTAAAAGCAAGGGTAGTAAAAGCGACAATTAATTTCATTGAGAAATGGCGTGTGTACTTCGCTGGAGAATTACTCGCCACCTTTGAAACGGAAAAAGATGCACGAGATTACGCAGAATTTATAGACAGACAATGAAAACAGATATAACACCCAAAGAAAAAGCCGAAGAGCTGATCGCCAAATTTTACACCATCAATGCGGAAACGGTTGAATTGGTAGATGGAGATTTTGATATGATTCATTCACTTTCGGAAGATGATGCAATCAAATGTGCGAGAGTTGCAGTATACGAAATACTTGATCATTGCACAGAAGTAAGTAAATACTA